AAATCCAGACGAATCGGAAGCATCTTCTTGTTGTAAATAAAATCCCTTTTGTGTAATTGTCCCTGAACTAACAGTTGAAATTGTATTAGTATAAGAAGTAAGCCTTTCTGATGTAGGCCCTGTTTCAGTAAATACCCTTGAACTACCTTGAAATAGTCCATCTGCTGGATCATCTTCATATGCAATAACATCATCATTTTCCATCAACATATATTCTGTTGTAGATGAAAACGTATTAACAGTTGTCATTTGGAAACGGAGAGTTGTATTACCATCCGCAATATAAGGTCTTACTGGCTTAGGCTTATCAATAAAATCAAGAACCTTTGCTCTAGCAGAAAAATCATCATTATATACATAACTGTTTTTTACAAAATTATTGGCAATTGCCATATAAGTTAATTTATATGTTTGTGCAGCATCATTTATTCCAAAATTCTTTTCGGTTGCTACTTTAACTGAGGAAGTATTTGTAACAGAAGTAATAAAATCAGTATTACCATTTGCATATTCAATTTTTAATAAACCAGAATTAGCATCAGGAAAAGTGCCACCAGATAATGTAACAACATTTCCAGTTTGAGTAATTGTACCAGTAGTATAAGTGTGAAGATTTAAATTAACCAAAGAATTATTTGCGCCAGTAATATCTAATGCATTTCCAAGAGTAGACATATAGCCATTTGTTACTGTAACGACAGGAGAAGCTTCATATTTTTCACCACCCGCTGTTATTTGACAAGCAGAAATTGCACCAGTATTTTTTGTACTCGTAGTAAAAGCACCTTGAGTTAAATGTGCTACAGTATCTCCTGATTGACCAAAGGCATCAGTAATCGTAACATTTGAACTACTATTGACTGATTGGACTGCAGGAGTATTACTTAATTCAAATGTAATACCCGTGTGAGTAAGTGCACTATCATGTGAATTTGCGGATTTAGTAGCATATGCTTTTGTTCTTGCTGGATCATATACCATAACGGTATCACCATTAATAAAATTATTAACAGATGTGATATCTGGTAATACGGGATCAACATATATTGAACCTACAGTATATAATATTTGAGTACTATTTGCTCCTATAATAGTACCCCAAACAGTATTTGATCCATAATCAATATCGTATATTTGACTAGATGAAATCGAATGGCTATCTTTAACTGATATTACTGTGGTATTTGTATATCCAGTAATAATAGTTGTATTACCATTTGCATAGGTAAGTTTACCACCTACAATATCTCGTCTTTCTGCTTCAGAAAGGGGAGTATCTAATGTTATAGTAGTTCCTGTTTGTAATAATCCAATATTATCACCAAGCTCACTTCCAATTCTTACTTTTTTATGTAATAGTTGGCCAGCTTTTAAAAACTGAGTATTCATAAATGGCGACGCTGAATCAAAATATTTTCCATTTGTTATTGTTGCTCGAAATACTACTGAACTATTCGCCCACAAATGAGTATTTGCATTATGACCCTTCAGCGTTGCATCATAATCAGCTGCATTTATTAAAGTATCTCTAAATGTTGCAACTTGATCTGAATTTATAACTGTTTGGTGGGTTGTAATAATTTCTGAAACTCTTGCGGCTGCTCCTGAACCACCTGTGCCCTCATCAATAAATTTAAGAACATCACCTACAGAATAACCATCTCCTGAGTCGAGAATATCTATGCCCTCAACAACAGCATCTGCAATAGTTGCAACCCTTGCCTTTGCATCTTGTCCACCTCCACCACTAATAGAAATTTCATCGCCAATTGTATATTCTGTCCCTCCAACATCTACAGAAATTCCCTTTACAAGACCAGAAGTAAAGGCAGTAGCAGACTTTCCATCTATATCTACTTCAGAATCAATTCTTTCATCAACTTTAAAAAATCCTAATACACCATCATCATCTAATCCAGCAACAACTTCAGATAGATAAAGCTCTGTAACTAATAATGCTCCGACAGCAGAAGTTATAGCACGTTCTACTATAGCAGTGCATTTAGAAGATGCCCCTGTAATTTTTCTTCCTGTAAATAATTCTAGATTAGTTGCCGATGAAGATATAATTTTAATAGTCTTATCAAGAGTCCATCTACCATCACATAATTTTATAAGATCATTTTTTGGATAATAAAATTCTACATCTTCTTTTGCAAATAAAGTTCTGAATAACCAAGTAAAAGATTCTTCATTCCCTTTCGACCTATAGACCCGTTTCATTCTCTTTAAAAGTTGTCTACGATCCGTTTTTGTTGTTCTTGGAATATTTGTATAAAATTCTTTCTTCCAGGCATCATCAATTAATCCCTCATTTGTAGTATCAATATCCTGCATTTCGGGAAGTTCCCTAATAGCAGCGACGGGATTTCTTGTTCTAAATGATTCTATTGATGCTTCGGGAAGTGTTCCAGAAAGAACACCATTAGCTAATGTGGAATATGCACGGGATGATGAACCTGTAATTTGTTCACCATATTGAAAAACAGTATTATTTGTGGGTTTTATAAATGCTACAGTATTTCCTTTTGTTCCTGTAATAACTGCTGTTGCACCTGAGTTATTACCTGTAATAGTTTCACCTATTAGAAAAGAAAGATTTGCATTTAATGCAGTATCACGCTCGGATTCTAATTGTAATCTATCACCATCTTCATATGAAAGAAATTCTACTCCCTCTGCAATAGCAATAGAATCTTCTGGTAAAAGTTTGTATTCGTTAAAAGTAATAGAATCAAAAACAATTTGATGTGATTCTAAAAACTGATAATATTTCTCTACAAATGTTTTAAATTTAGGATGTTCATATGAAACAAATTCAGGTAACTGACTCTCAACTAATACTGATATATCTTTTTTATCTTTTACTTCAGACATTTTTAATATCCTGTTGAGATAGTTTGACCATCAACTGTTCCAATTGAACCAGTTGTATATGTTCCTGTTCCAGAATCGTCTAATATAGTTACATCAATATCTCCACTTTGAATCAATATAATTTGTTCACGTAAAGGTAAAATATCATTTGATGCGGGAGTTACAAAAATTTCCATTCCTGTAGTATTACCAGTAGAAGCAGATCCTATAGCCTGTGGGGCAAAACTAAGAAGAGATATTTTACCTGTTCCATATGTAACAGATCCTATATTATTATCAACTAAAATTCTATTTTGTCCAGAAGTTCTATATACCTGAATAACACCATTGGAATCTTGTAATTTACATCCTGTCCAAGTGGTATTAGCAGAATCAGTATATGAAAAATCTGTACTTGTTATTGATCCCCAAAAAGTATTTGAAGGATGGTAAATTTCATTTGAAAAATTTAAATCATAGGCAGAACTAGATCCTAATAATGGGTATAAATATCGTTTTACTTGAATTGAGGTTTGATTACTTTTAATTGAAACTTCTGACTCATCAATTTTTTTAACTAAATTAGAATATCTAAATGATTTATCAAAATCTTTTAATGATGTATCTCCATATCCTGTTATTGAATTCGTAACTGTAGCTTTGAGAGAAGAAGAACTATTTGTTGTTAATGTTGCATCATATTTTACTGTGGCATTAACTTTTAAATACAAATAATCTGGATCTTTAATTTCAGGAGTAACACCAACAACATTTCTTTTAGAAAGTATAGTATTAGTAATCCAAGCTTTTGTTGATCCTGAAAGTACTGTTCCAGTAGTAGGCTTGACGGCAACAAAAACCTTTCCATAAACTGGTGGATCATTATCTTCTCCACCCCAAGCAACAACAGATTGGGCCCCACTATAATCTCTTTTGACTAAACTTACATAATCATAAATGGTCACGGCTCTATTTTGAGCATCATAACTTTTTGGTGCATTAAATTTAATACCTTCAATATCTTCTGGTATTTGACCACCACCTGCAGTTGATGTAGTTACAATTTTTACATTAGAATATCCACCAACATCAGAAATAACAGAGAAAGATTTACATCCATTTGTTAAATTTGCGTCACATATTAAACTTGAAAGAATTATAATATTTCCATTTGAAATTGGTCTGCCTAAGACCCCATCACCAAATTCAATTTCATATTTTCCATCTGCTGCTTCGGTTAAAAAATATACATTCGATGTAGCATTTACTGTAGTAATATCATTTGCTAATGAATATACAGCAGAAGAAGTATCCGTTGAAGATGTTTGAATAGTTACAGATAATGTGTCTGTATCTACATTTGCATTGGGAAGAATAAATTTTTGATCTTTATCTCCTGTATTTGCGGTATAACGATGTGTTACAGGAACCCCCTGAGTTAATTCTACAGCCGAAACAGTATAAACACCATTGGCATTAAGGTTTACTGAATGAGAATTTGAAGTACACCACACATAAGATACCCCATCTACATCACCAGAAAATTGTGTATTTTTTGCTACACTAATCACGGCAGGAGTACCAGCAGGAGTAATTTGCATATTAATTATTGCCTTTGAACCTTTTGCAGAACGAGGATTATATCCTAAATGTTTGGCTCTCGCCACAACTGAATTTCTAAGAGTTGCAGAATCCAAAAACATTTCGTTTGCAATCATGTTTGCATAGTATGCATTATAATGTGTATTATATGCTAATATGTCCATAAGAACATCAAAAGATGATCCTTTAAAATTATAACCAACGAATTCATCCTGATTGGACATAAATCCCACTAGATTGTCTTTGATCTTTTGAAAATCTAATTCAGATACATTTAGTTTTCCTTCTGCACTTGCCATGTTAAGTTCTCTCCAAATAAACTTCTAAGGTTGTTTCTTTAATATCATTATCTGGTATATACTCAATCTTTATAAAATATGAATTATCACGTTCTCTTGCTTCAACAGTAACTTGTTTCACATTAGCCCTACTTTCATATCTTGTTATTGCATCTTCAATGGCCGATTCAATTCTAGTTTCAGTTAATCTCCCAAAAGGTTCAAATAGAAGTGCATTAAGTCCACCTGAAACTTCTGGTTGAAATAATCTTTCCCCCGCTTGAGCTCTAATTATATTGTTTATAGAACGATTAATTGCTTTAGTTTTTTTAACTGTTAATAGATCTCCATGAGCAGGATGTTTTCCAAAACTCATATCAAAATCTTTATATTCTTTTCCGTATGTTGTTGGCATAATTACTCTTAATATTTAGTTAAATTTTATAATAGACCCAAAACAAGTGCTAATAAATCTATTGGATTTCTACTACTACCTGCAGCAACTAATGCTTCACCTTCTGTTGCGACAAATAATACACCAGCAGCATATGCATGATTAGGAATTCCTGTTGCGCTTTCTATTTCTCGTTGAATTCCTTTATTTCCTTCAAATTGATTTTTGATATAAAGTGCATATACACCCGTTGAAGGTAATGTAATTTGAAAGAAAGCTAAAAACTCATCTATGATATCAATTAATTCTTGTAAAAAGGCTTGTATTCCTTTTATCATATCTATTAAATCTTGTATAAATGCAGCGGAATCAGAAATCATTCCTTTGAGTTGTTTTACAAAGTTTTCTAGTATCTGAAAAAATTCTCCCCAACCAGGAATAATATCCTTAATCAGAATTCCTCCAAAATCTGGTGGAATAGAATCAGGAAGTTCTGCTAATACTTCCATAGCTATTTTTCCTACCTTTGGATATATTCTTTTAGGTTTAGGTAAAGTTGTTGTATTTTGTCCTTTTATGACATAATTAAGTTGTGTATCTAAAGTAGATTTTCCTTTCGATTCCATCTCATATACAGTATCACCAGTTATAAAGGGATTTAAACCATCTACAGTTCTAATAGGTTTTGCAACAATCGTCATATCAATCCATCTACCATCTGGATTAAGATCAATTACTTGATCTGCTTCCATAATATTTCCAACATCATCTGTAATAGAAGTAGTTTGAACAGTACTCATAGAAGAATCCACAACTGAATCCGCATTAACAGATATTATACTAGCAAGACCCCCATATACATGACCTCCTATAACATCCCCCTCTTCAAATGTTCCATAATAAGTATCTACCTGAGTTAATTTTATTTCAGTATTTGCAGGAGTCATTACTTCATTTAATGAATCTAATAATCCCTTGCCAGTAGCAATAGCAAATTCAGGAATATCAGTAAACATTTTAGAGAATTTATCAAATGTAGTGGCAAAAATTTCAAACGATGGCGCACCAATTACAATTGCAATTGCACCGGCACCCCCATCATATTCTAAATTTCCTTGAATATTCGGTTTTCCTACTTGAACTTTCGTATTAATTGCAATTCTAGAAAGTTTAAAATCCTTAATATTAGATCCATCTTCTGCATCCTTACCAATATTATATAATTGTAAGCCGAATTCCTTAGTTCTATCCCATCCCGCATAAGAATTTCCATCTGAATCATATACTACAGTTCCAGTACGGGGAGATCCTGATACAGCACGAAATCTAGGAACATCACCATCATCGTCAAATGCTTTTGTAAATTCTTTGATCACTTGTTTAACTGTAAATTGAGGATATGGGCTAATCATAGAAAGAGGATCAACAGTAGAATTTTCATAAGGATTATATCCACCAGGAATTAATTTTCTTGGTGTTGCTAAATTAGGTTTTGCCTGACCCGAATCCAATTCTGCTTGAGTCGGTACAACATTCGTTTCTACATCATTATCAAACTCATCTTTAACTAACCACAATCTTTCTCCATTAAAATTCCTCAATTGTTCAAATCCATAAGTAAATGCGGGTGTAGGAGTTACATTTTTAACAAAATAAGGATCAACGTATAGATACCAAAATCCGGCGTCTTTTAAATCTTGGACTTGTTTAAGTACTTCATCCGCCAATTTATCTAATGCAATTAATAGAGGATTTATTTGTTGTAACATGGCAAGAATTTTAACAATTTCCATTGCTGCAGAAGCCAATCCAAGAGTGTCTTTTACTGTTTGAGCAAGAGAGGCCGCACCCTGAGCTAATTTTTGAATATCTCCAGCTTTAGCAATTTGATGAGGTTTCCATTCTGCTTTTGCCCTTAATAACGCTTGAAATTCAGCCATTTTTTGCCTTCTTTCTTTCTTCAGATTTTCGTTGACCTTCTAACATTCTTTCCCAACCTTCTTTTTTAATTTCCATCAAATCATTATACATAGTAGCAAGCTTCTTTGTATTATCTAGTAATTTTAATATATCTTCTCTACGAATTTCTGCAGGATGCCATTTACCATCTGTAAAATCCGTATTCTCGTTTGGTTTTTTTTCTTCAGCCATAATTAATACTCCTTATCTCTTCCACTTAAAATTTCATATTTATTTCGATCATCTTTTACTAAATCTACGAGATCAGATAATGCTTCAATATCCTTAATAATAGCTCCCAATAAATCAACATCTTGTCCTAATAGATGATTTACATTATTAAAAATTGCCCTACCATAAGGAAGTTGACCACCAGTAGTATTCGATGCTGGAATTGAACTTACTCTAATTGCAGGAGGATTTCCTCTTGATGCTGCTGAACCAGAATATGTTGGTACTCCAATTCTTGCATCTATTTCTCTTATTCGTTTATCACAATTATCTTTAAATGTTCCTAGTTCAGTACCAAAATCAGTCCAACGAGTTACCCCATTAATAGAACCAGTAAGAGATGCGTAATTGACAGCACTTCCAGTTGCCGGAGATAATGCTGAAGGATTATATACTTTAGATCCCCTTCCACTATTATTAAAATCAGTACGAAATTGTGTTAATGCAGCAAGTAAAAGATCACGATCCCCCTCTGGCTGAGATGCCAAATAAGTATCAAAATCTGCATCAGATATTCCAGTACCATTTGCATCACCAGCAGTTCCACCAGAGGCAGATCTTGGAGCTGCAGTTCCAGTAATAATAGGATCTCTAAACGCATCAACTGCCTGTAGTGCATCTACAGTAGTATTAATAAATGTTATATCAGCATTGGCAGTAGTTGCCTCATACATATGTTTCTGAACAAAATTATAATAACATTGAAATGGACCATCCATATGATAAGTATATGCAAGAGTATATGAAGAAACCTGATTAGAAGTAGTTACATCAATAGTAGCTTGAACATGATTTGTTGTTATTATATTATTTGCTTCTAATACATAATATGTCAATACAGATGCATCTCTATCTCCTGTGCCATTAACTCCCCCTTCGGATGCATCCGGGCCCGTACCGATTCCTAAAAGAGTATCTGCATATGTAAATGCATCATCTGCTGGAACAGTAGTAGTATTAGAAGTAGAACAATCAGTAGATCCAATCGTAACCGTGGTGCCAGTAACCCTTGTTACAATTTCCGCCATACCCTTTCTTGGAGATATGTTTCTTGGTTCAGATTCGGAACTTGGTGGACTTGCCAAGACAGTTGGGGGATAATTTGGATCTGCAGGAGCATCTCCCGTAGTACCATAATCATACCCCCTATAACTTGCAGGAGCATAAAAATATTTATTAGCATTATCTACAATATAACGATATTCTCCAACAGTTTGACCAGCTCCATTCTTTCTTCCTTTATTCCATGAAACATATCTTCCACACCAAACATCCTTATTTCCCAACCCTGATGGTTGTGTTCCTGTAATTTCACCCCCTTTAGTTGCATATGCCTTCGTTGTACCTGCAGTTGCCGGTTTAATTGGATTCTTTTCTATATCTGGATAATTTACTTCATTAAATTCTTGTCCTGAAGAATCATATTGATTACTTCCTCCTTTGATTAAATCATCAGAACCAGCATTACCAGGATCAAAGAAATTTAAAAGAGAAATAAATTGTGAAGTATTTGCTACACATAAATCATGTTCAGAATTATTAGGATATGTACCTGCATCATCTCCCACAGGAGTCCAATTAGTATTAGCAACAAGTCCTTCTGCCGATACTTCTAATTGAGCAAAAATATCATCTTTTCCATGTCCGACAGGAACACTATTTACAGTAATAGTAACAGTTCCATTTGCGGTTGCCTTAGCATCATATGCCAATGAATAACTTGTTCCAGTAGAAACTGTTGCAGAATTATCTAAAGTTACTACTGTATCACTATCCCTTGTAACTACATTACCACCTCCACCAGTAAGAGTTAAAGTGGATCCCTGAATATCAGAAGGCCAAGTACCACTAACAAGAGTAACAGTATTTCCGGCTTGTCCAACTGTTCCTGTAGTATAAGTGATAGTTCCTAATTGTGCTTTATTATCAGCACCTACTACTGCTGACAATTTAGGAGCTCCACCCGCACCTTCAGGAATACCTGTGCCACTTACTACATCTTGCCATTTGATTTTTGCAATATCGGTTTCAGAAATATCAGTAAGTTCTATACTATCCGTTGTTGTAGTAGCAGTAATAGTAAATGTATTAATTTTATCAGCGTGTTTTTTTAAATAAAATTTCTGACCAAAAGAGGGGCCGACAGGAGTATAATCTGTATTACTCCCTTGAGACAATGACTCCATATCTAAAGTATTTAATTCATATACTCCACCTGCATTTTTAACTTCACAACTAACTACATTACATTTTGCCCAATGATAATTCCATGTATTTGCGTCCTCTTCACTAGCTACAGAAGATCCCCATGCTATTGTGTTCCCGAAAAAAACATCAACCCCATCTGGTGTAGTATAGGCATTCAAATTTCCATTTATATCTTCTAGTTCTCCTGAAACTCTAGATCTCACCAAATAATAATCAGTAACTTGAGTACTAAATGTATTTCCATCAATAGTTTGAGTTCCTGCTGTGTTCTGTAAAGTAATAGTAGTCTGACCATCTAAAGTTGTACATACAAATCCAAAAAATGAAGTATTCGGTTCAGTTAAAGTAAGAGCACCATTAACAGTTTCATAAGTTGGTAAAGTAAATTTCTCATAATCATCTTTAATGGCATGAGCCCCCATACATATCAATCTTTGCTTTGCTAAATTTTGACATATATCATGAAGAGAATAATTACCAGAAGAAGAAGTAAATTTCTGACATAATGCCTGCAGATAAGTTTGAGCGAATTCTCTTGATAATGCAATTGCACCAAGAACACTTGAACGAGCATCAATAAATTGTGGTTGATACCCCTCTAAATTTAATTTGGTTTCATTTTTCTTTTTTGTTATATTTCCAGCCATATATTTTTCTCTATGATAAAGGTCCCGAAAATGGTACTGGTGGTGAACCAGGAATTAACCCACTCACTACCCACGTTTTTGCCCATGTATCTAAAATACTTGCCAATTCATTAGCAAAATTAATACCAGATGGAGCATGTGCAGAAAACAATTTCATTAATTGTGGTGTATGTGTAGGTGGTGCTACAGGTGGTCCTATTTGTTGACCACTCATATATGTCAATGCCATAGTTGACAAATGAGATCCAATCTGAGATCCTATTGCTGCACCCACTAACATTTGAGATGCAAATACACTTCCAATTCCTGCTCCAGCGGGAGCATCTACTACACTTGCAGTAGGAAAACCACCCGCATTCATTCCCATCATTAAATAATTTTTAAATGCCTTAGCAATATCCAATCCTGGAGTTATAGGCGTTGGTTGATATCCACCAAAAGTTCCTACTAATTCTGTAAACATTATTGCTTTAACTAAGGCCATTATTCTAAACTCATTCCAATTTTTAAAGATTTTAACAAATTCAACTGGACTGATGCTGGAGGCATAGGGGGCCCTGAAGGACCCGTTCCAGTTGGATGAGTATGGTTTAAAATTTGATCTACCAATTCTTTTAGAATTTCTCCCAAAGATGCCATTAAACCTTTTACTTTTATTTTTCCAGAAGTTCCGACAGTAACTTCTCCTAATAATCCAGACATTTGAGCTGCTCCCGAAGTCTTTAATGCTAAAGATGCTAATAAACCAGAAAGTTTAATATCACCAGCCAGTCCCAATTTCATCGTTGAAAGTAAACTAGAAAACTGAACATCTCCTAATATTGCAGATCCTTTAATTCCACCCAATCCTAAATTAGAATTTAACTCTATATCTCCAAGAGGTTTTAATGCAATTCCAGCTCCTAATCCAGCAAGACCTAAATTCATCTCTATTCCACCAGAAAGAAAATTATCCTTACATTCAAATCCTATTTTACCTAATGTTGCATCAGTCTTTCTTGAATACCCCATAGTTGCCATAGGCAACAATCCAAATATAGATTCTTGAATTGAGTCCGTAGCATTAACTGTTAATCCACCTCCGGCTTGCATTCCTAATGATCCCTGAGAATTCATACTCATAGAACCTGTTCTCATAATAAATTTTCCACCAACCTTTTTGGTTTCATCACCAGTAGTTTCTTCTGTTCCAGCAGAAGTTTTCTTCTTGAGGTTGAATTGATTAGCTTCAATAGTAAGAGTTTCCGTAGCTTTTATTTTTAAATTTTCCGCTTCAAAGTTAATCCACCCCAAAGGATTATTAACATTAAATCTACCCTTTTTAATTGCTATAGAATAATCACCTTCTACTTTATCTTCTCTTCGACCTTGAATAAAAGTTTCTTGATTCCCATCTATTGTTAAATAATCATTTGCTTCTATATGTTCATATCTTGAACCTAATATAATATCATAATAGTTATTAACTATCTTATCAACCTTGATTCCAGTAGGATGAATTTCTGTAAATGTTCCAGTACGATGATACCAATGTAATCTTTCCCAATTGGGCGTATCATCCATTTCAATAATATGTCCACTCTCTGTCTGGTGAACATGATTATATGGATAAATTGCATTCCAAGGAACTTTAGGTTCAGACCAAGACTTTCCACTTGCAGTAGCAATGTCCATTTGTCCTACTCTACGATTATTCATCTTCTCAAAAACAATTCCGGATTGTCTTGGATCACTTGTATCAGTATTTCCTCTAATACCCCTTGCTAATCTATTGGTAGTTGGTTCTTTTAAATAATTTAATTTTCTAGTTGTAGATATAGAAGTATTTGACAATCCTGTATCTGGAAAAGTTGATCTAAGTGGTTGTTCTACAACCTTAACTGTAAACTGTTTTGACTCAGCTCCTGTTATTAAAGATCGTACAATAGGCTCACCCTCAATAGTTGTAGTATCCGATATTGTAACATCTTGTGGTCCTTGCGATATATCAGGAAGTGAAGAATGAACAATGGTTGCGGGTTCTCTAGGTACTAAATCACCTAATGGGTTATATGCTAATTGTCTCGGGCCCGTTTCATCTGGAAATAATGGATGACCTATATCCCCTTCAGGTAATCTAGGATCAAGAAATCCTTGTCCACCTACAGTTGTTCCATCATTATTAACTCCCTTCGCATCTAATTCTGGAATACCACCAAGTGTACCAAAAAACATTGGTTCTTGTCCAGCTTCTCCATCACGATAAAATCCGATAACCCATGTTCCTTCTACTGGTCCTAATGGAGATGTGCCCACTCCTGTTTGACTAGCAGAAGTAATAGGGGCTACTGGATATGCCCAAGGTAAAGAAACAGTTGGTTGATCATTCTTATCTTCAGAGTGCCAACCCAATACCCTAATCCTACACCTTCCAAGATAAAGAGGATCATGGCGGTCTTCGACAACTCCTTGCCACCAAACAAATCCATCTTTTCCCATAAAATTCGCCATAATGTTTCCCTTAATTAAGTTGGTGTATGATTAGCTCTTGGAGAATCAGCTGCACTAGTTTCCGTTCCAACTGATTTATTAAATGCATCTTTAATTGCTTCAAATTCTATAGAATATTTTTCTGTAGTAAAATGGTGTCTTAATTTGGTAATTAAATAATAACCACTCAAATAAGTATGATGTGCTGATTGAGTTACACCATCTCTGTCTTCAATATATTGAGTAGGCATCTTAAATTCGATCACATCTCCCACACATCTCGTAGATAACCCTGGAGCTTTAATATTTAATTTTATATTTTCAAGTTGTTGACTCTGTACCATCCTTGATTGCATCCATTCTTCAACCCTATTAGGAATAATATTTAATCCTTGTACAGGACCACCATGAATTCCAGAAGAACCAATATCATCTCTAAATCTAACATCATGACCAAAATTAGAAGGATAAAATGAAATAACAGATTCAGGAGATCCTAATGCAAATTGGTTTTCACTACATAATTTTCCTTCGCCTAAATGGGTAAATTGATCATGAAAATTTCTAGCATCATCTGCAAGTTGTTTAAACTCTAAAGCTTCAGTTGCTGCTGCAGAATTTTCAGGATAAGTAACTTGTTGTTCTGTATTTTCAGGATGCATATAATTGAAATCAAGAGTCTCATATTTCATTCTAACTAAATCATGAGTAAGTAACCTATTAGAGTACATTCCATTTTTTAAATTATCAAGAACATCAAAATTAGAAGTAAAAAAATATTCATCAACTGAGTTCATCTCTATCGCTATATTTTTTAAAGGATCTCCTTCCATCTCTGCAGATTTTGCACCAACAACATAAACCTCTTTAACAGGATCTTCTGGAACATTAAATTCTAATTCATTTTGTAAACCATCAATTCCTTCCTCTGCTCTATATCCTGTTCCACCACCAGCCATAAGAGTTTCTATACATACAAAATGGAATCCTTTTATAGTCTCAAAGAAAACAAAACTTGATCCTCCTGCGTGTTTTCCTGCAGATACTGCTCTACCTGCTAAAAATTTAAAGGCCTGGAATGGAGTTTGATTTGGTATAATTATATTAGTAAGATTCCTAGTAGGTTCAATGAATATCTTTTTAGCAATTCTACCTCTCTCAAAAAATTGTCTATATATAGACTTAACTGAAGCAGAAATCTTTCTTGGTTCTTGAGTAGCAGGATCAAGAGTAGTTTTCTTAACTTTAGATTTTAAATTTATAATATATTCTTCAGATACTAAATGTAATGTATAAGTAAATAATCCTTCATTTATTTTCATAAAATCAGCAATCTTGAAAACTCTCATTTTTATATCAATAATACCATCATTTTGACTACCCTTGAAAGGTCCTGAATCTAATTCATCTGCTCTTTCTCTTTTTATTCCTTTTGTTCTAACTTGAATATTAACTGTTTCCTCACCAATAATAGGAAGATTTTCTAATAATCCAACCCCATCAGAAATTTGAATAGTTCCTGTAAGAGAAGGGGAAAATAAATCTTCATATAGATTAAGATCAACCCAAGCACCTACTAAATTTATATATCCTTCTGGTTTATTAGGAGAAGATATAGTAAGTTTAAGTAATTCAAAATCACCAGGAAAGCCTGGCATTTTTTCTGCTACAGGATTCTTTAAATTTTCATTTTTAGTTCCATGATTAGCAGAATCTGTAGATACTGCTATTGAATTTTTTCTTCGTTTAAGAACTTCTCCGAAATCTTTTTGTGCAAAATGATTAGGCATTATTTAAATTTCCCCGCCAATTCAGAAAGAATTTCAGAAGCATATTTTTTATCAACCATTTTTATATCTCTCTTCTCTTCATTATGGTCTACTTCCCAATTATAGCAATATACAATATCTCTATCAACATCATTAAGAGAATTATAAGTTGTTTCATCTACTTCAAGATAAGCACGAGGTATTGCATCAGTTGTTCCAGTAGCCTCTATTCTTTCACGTACAATTTGCTCATAATGATGTATTTTATTTTTAGCTACACCAATTGATCCATATTTGTGCTTAATAAAGTCAGTAAATTCCCTTGATCCTAATGGCCAATCATAAATCGGATCTTGTATATTATTAATAAAAAATATTAACCATGTATATTTTACATCTCCATAATATTTGTAAGCGGTCATATCGGGACGTTCACCTTCTGGAATAGAATAAGGATAATATGCAACAATATCATCTAATGCCACACTTCGTATTTTAGCACGTTCCATAATATTAATTACTTTTTTAGTTACTGGTGGCATTTTTCCAGTAATATTATAACTTATTTGTGGATAGTGTACAAAAAATTCTGACATAATTATTCTTTCTCCTTAATATTAATGACCACCAACGCTTCTTCCTTGCAGATCAACGCCTCCATCTATTTTATCTCTAGTCATTATTTGCATTTCCATAAATTCTAATGACATTTGTGCGAATACGGGATATTGAGTTCCTTCAAAAAATAAAGGAACATCTTGAGTAGTGTAAGATACATCACAAGCAGTTAATACTGATTTTCCTATTCTGAACATAGGATTAGATGCATCTCTAGGTAGTCTTTTCCCATTAATAATAAACTCAATCTCAAATGTATCTGGATACCCCATTAATGCAGTAGGTGCTGTTGCATTATCACCACCTGCATATGCAGGAAGCATTGAAGATTTAAATTTATTAATTATTTTTGTTACTACTTTAGATTCATTTACGTTTTTAGGATGAAAGACAAATGAAAATTTATGTGTTCTCATATCAGAAGGGCCTTTATAGGCTGCAACGATATATGGATTTCTCACGACTCCTTTTGATCTCGATAACATAATTCTTGCAGTTTCGTTTCCCCCACCTGTAGCTACAGCATCTACTATTGTATTTTTAAGTGTAGAAGTCTGAGCTTCAATACTTGCTTTAAGGGCATCAATATTTCCGCCTTTGGAGGCTTGTAACAATTGGTCTGCTGTTCCTGCTGCCATTCCTAGTGCCGCGGCCTCATAATCAGATTTATAAGATGTTGCTAATGCATCAGGAGGAATATATAACTGACAATCCCATTTTGCTTCTCTTGTCACGCTTTTATAATCTTTAGCCCTAAAATATACCCAATGTTTCAATTCCCCTAAATTTGGGGGATATGATAATCCATTATCTGTTGCCATATAAAGTTTCTCCAATTGAAATATTATGAGAGTTCTATATATTTATATGAGATACAAAGGAAAATTTCGACCTCAAAATTATAAGAAATACAAAGGCGACCCCACAAATATCATATATCGTTCTGGATGGGAATTGGATTTTATGAAATATTTGGACAGACAGCCCCAAATACTTCAATGGAGTAGTGAAGAGATTATTATACCTTATCGTTCTCCTATAGATGGTAAAATACATAGATATTATCCTGATTTTTGGATTAAAACTTCAAATGGAGAAACACTTGTAGAAATTAAACCAAAGAAGCAAACCAAACCACCTAAACTTAATCCCAAACACAAGAGAAGATATCTGAAAGAAGTCAAGACATGGGGAGTTAATGAAGCCAAATGGAAGGCTGCGGAAGAATTCTGCGAAAACAAAGGATGGAAGTGGCAAATAATAACAGAAGATACTCTTAATAATACTAAATAGTTATATTATGGCTGAAGAATCTTATTTAGATAAATTAAAAAAAGCAATTGATACTAATGTGGTTGCGGACAAAGCAAGAGCTGCAGGAAATTGGTTTCGATCTGTTGTGAATAGGGCTAGAGGTGCATTTTCTAGTGAAACACCTTCTTCTATTCTTTCCGCACATGAGGCGGCAGCAACACAAGTATTAGGTAAGATGTATTTCTATTCTTATAACCCTAAATGGAAAGACAAACTTCCTTATTACGATACCTTTCCTTTAGTGTTTCCTATTGAAAAATATAGAGATGGTTTTCTTGGACTAAATTTTCATTATCTTCAGCCAAAAGATAGAGCAATACTTATGGATCAACTCAAAGTATATGCTAATAATAGAAAATTCGATGAAACTACACGATTACGATTGACTTATAATATGTTAAAAGGATTTACAAAAATTAAAAGAGCTAAACCAACTATACATAGATATTTAACTAGTAAGGTTAATTCTAAATTTGTTCTCGTTAATGCAGATGAATGGGAAGTAGCATTATTTCTTCCAGTAGAAAGATTTAGAAAAGCAAACAAGAAACAAGTATGGGCCGATAGCAGGAGAATGTACTAATGTCTTTTTCAGTCACTTCATTTTTGTCTAAAGCAGAAACTTTAGGATCATTAGCTAGAAAAAATAAATTTTCTATACAATTAATACCCCCAAGAGCAACTAGACTATCTACAGGTAAAATAGATTTTCTATGTAAAAAGGCAACATTACCCGCAAGAACTTCTGCAACTACAGAACACAGAATGTATGGATATGCTTTATCAGTTCCTTATGAAACCACATATGAAAATGTAACACTATCATTCCATGAAGTAAATAACTTTGAAGTAAGAAAATTCTTTGAAACATGGATGGAATATATCAATCCTCAAGACACATATAATATAAATTATTATGATAAGTATAAATCAGAAATAAAAATATATGTATATGATGATGTAATAAGTGAACCAGATCCCTCAAGGGCAATTTATTCTGTAACTCTTATGGATGCATATCCTGCTACATTAAGTTCAGTTGATATGGATTGGGGAGATATGGACTTTTTAGAATTTGATGTTGACATATCGTATGTACAATGGAGCTCATCTTAATAATTAATTATTTACAATATTTGAATAGGAGAATATTATGGCTTTACCACAGGTAAGCACACCGACATATGAATTGACAGTTCCTTCTACTGGTGAGAAAGTTTCGTATAGACCCTTTCTCGTAAAAGAAGAAAAAATATTAATGATGGCAATGGAAAGTGGCGATACCGCCGGAATGACCAAAGCCATGAAAGACATAATCACTTCATGTACTGATGGTGAAGTAAATACTAAAGATCTCGCACCTTATGATCTTGAATATTTCTTTCTTCAATTAAGAGGAAAATCAGTTGGAGAGACAATTGACATAAAAGCACCCAGACCTCCAAATTTTACTGGTTGTTGTAAGAAGGCTACTGAAGAAGATGAATGTGAATTTCATATTAATGTCGATGATGTAAAGGTTGATCAATCGAAAATTTTAAAACCTGAGATTGAACTTACAGATAAAATAGGTGTAAAAATGTTGTATCCACAAATAGATACAATATCAAAACATACAAATCCAGATGGTTCTATGCAAGCTTCTGGTGTATTTGAAATGATTATAGATTGTATTGAGTATATTTGGGATGATGATGAAATTTATCAAAAACAAGATCATTCTAAAAAAGAATTAAATGCATTTTTGGAATCTCTTAATTCAGGACAGTTTAAGAAGATTCAAGATTTCTTTGAAGGAATGCCAAGATTAAAACACGATATAGATTGGGTTTGTCCTCATTGTGGTAAAAAAGAAACCTTAACACTTCAGGGGATTGACGCTTTTTTCGGATAGCGCTGAGTCATGATAGTTTGATCAACCACTATCAAACTAACTTCGCCATGATTCAGCATCATAAGTGGAGTCTTACAGAATTGGAAAATATGATTCCATATGAAAGACAAATATATTCTAGAATGTTATTAAATTGGATTAAAGAAGAAAACGAAAGAATTAAAGAGCAACAAAGGCAAAGGAAATAATGGCTGAAGAAAAAACTGCGGAAGAAATTCAGGAATCATTAAAGAGTATGACAGATATGCTCTTAAAAGATTCGGAAAATAAAACGGGTTTAGAGCTAATTGCTGAAGAAAAGAGAGCTAAAAGTATAACAGATAGTATTGCTAGTTGGGCAACTTCAAATGAAAAGTCTTTGGGACAGGTAATGGTAAATGATTCTGCTAATACAACAATCTCTAGTTCTATTATTGTTAAAAATCTTAATGATTTAATGGTAGAACAAGGAAAAAATCAAGGTGAAATTTTCGATGAACTTGCTGGAATGCATATTAGTTTAGCGGATGGATTTGCTAAGCAATTTGATTTCGATGCCAAGAAGTGGGCAGCAGAAAAGGAAAGATTAGCTGAACTAGATCGAAAAACATCTGGTGATCTTGGTGTAGATGCAGTAGATAGATCTTTCGATTTTGATGTTGGTGTAATTGGTGCAGTTGCAGGAATAGCCGGATTAGTAACAGGATTTCTAGAAGGTTTCTTTGGTCCATTGGGAACTCTTTGGAAGGCAATGAAAAGTGGAACAACCAAATTCTTTAAAGCATTTAAATGGGCAGATACTCCTATAGGTAAGTTATATACTAGTATCAAAAATTGGTTTAATACAAAGCTTAAATTTACTTGGCAAGGTATTAAAAATATGATTTTCAAAAGTAAGATTGCTATTTGGTATAGAAATTTAAAAGCATGGTTTAATACAAAGATATCTTTTGGTTGGACAAAATTCGTAGACCTAGTAAAAAACAGCAAAATTGGTGGATGGTATAAGAGTATTTCTACTTGGTTTACAAACGCCAAGGCTAATACTGGATTCAAATGGTCTGCATTTAAAGACCTGATAAAGAATAGTAAAATAGGTGGATGGTATAAGAGTATTTCTACTTGGTTTACAAATGCTGCGAAAAATACTGGCCTCAAATGGACTGCATTTAAAACTATGATAACTGAAAGTAAAATTGTAGGTTGGATTAAATCAGTTAAAACTTGGTTTACAAATGCTGCGAAAAATCCTGTTGTCACATGGACTGCATTTAAAGACCTGTTAA